TTTTAATCATTCATATGATTATGTGTTTCCACGCCGTTCTTGTAATAACAATTGGACAATGGTAACCGCTTATATTAATCTAACTAATTCATTAGACACGAATCAAGACGTTAGATCTAAAGATTACTATTTAACCCACTCTAATGCCACGATGTCGTTCCCATATAATTTAGTGGTTTATTGTGATCAAAATAGTTTAGAGCAATTAAAACAGTTAAGACCTCCACACTTGAGTGGACGAACACAATATATTATCGTTGATTTTGAGCAATTGAAATTTATTGGACACCCAGGATACGAAGACAAAACTTTTAGTCATTACCGTGATCAAATTATCAGTAATCGTCTCAAGAAACCATATCAATTTGATCCAAGAAATAATGCCAGTTATTATTTATTTTGTATGGCGCGGTATCTCTTATTGAAGAGAACCATTGAAGAAAACCCTTTTGCTAGTAGTCATTTTTGTTGGATTAATATATGTATTGAGCGTATGGGTTACAAAAATTTAATTCACTTAGATGAAGCGTTTTCGGTCAATCGTGATAAATTCTCAACATGTTATATTGATTATCAACCTCAGAGCTTAGTTGACAATGTTCACGAATATTTCCGTATGGGTCGTTGTGGTATGTGTTCTGGATTTTTTACAGGTCATAAGAAGTACATGAAACACGTATGTCATGAAATTGAATCACAATTCTTATCCTATCTAGACAAGGGTTATGGTCATGCAGATGAGCAATTATATAGTCCTGTCTATTTCAAATATCCCGATTATTTTGAACATTATTATGGTGATTACTTACAAATGATTACCAATTATTGTTATATCTATGAGAACCCATCAACACCTATCAATAAGTTTATTATACACAGTTTTGGGTATCAGAATTATGAGAAATGTTATGAAGCCTGTCAGTATGTCTGGAAATCTTATGTTAATAAGAAGTGTCAAATGACAGTTGATGAATTAAAAAATTTATGTTTCTATGAGAAAATGTGCCAAAATTATTTGTCAGATCCTCAGTCACTAATACAGGTCTCTAACCAACCACAGGCTCCTAAAGCCAAACAAAGTACCATAATTACCTTGTTATATAATGTTGGTAATCCTTCACATATTTCTGATATGTTAGGTAATATTCATCATTGGTTAAAGATAACATTTCCCGTTATTATTTGGACAGATAGTATATGTTATCCTGTTTTACAAATGTTATTCTTTAACAAGAAAAATGTGCTTATCAAAAAGAAAGAAATCAGTGAATTCAGTACGTATCAATATAAGGATAAAGTTGACCAATTACAAACAACTTATGAGATAAAAAATCGGAATATCACCAAAGATACATTACTATATCATATGTTAATGTATGCTAGACCCTATATGTGGAAAGAGAGTATAGAAGAAAACCCGTTCAATACTGAAACTTTTATTTGTATGGATTTCGGTCTTTATCGGTTTACTAAAGATATAAATGTTGTTGAACAATGGAAGATAGAAGATAAACTCAAATTGTTGATGATTCGCCCGTACTTAGCATCTGATTTAGTTCCTAAAGAGTATTTCCGTTGGACAAGACATAATATAGCAGGTGGTATGTTAACAGGTCACAAGGATAATATCCTTAGATACGTTATTCTATTTGAAGAGGAACTTCAAAACATGCTGGCTGATCAATGGTACCAACTAGATGAGGCAATAACTACTATTATTGTGCGTAAATATCCTGATTTGTTTAATTATTATTATGGTGATTATACAGGAATCATTGATAATTACGAAACCGTTCATAATCTCACGAATGTTCCAGAGACTATCCAATATTATTTGAATAATCGGTTATTTAGTGAAGCACAGCAGGTTATAAATATGCTAGATTACCGTTATAGTAGCAAGACTTTATATTATTTCGTCGAGTATTCTCTGCTCACGAATTATTACAGTATGGGAGGGAAATTGAACACATTAGTCAAAGACCTTTTAAACGACCCCAAATATATTGAATTAAGAACCGTTGTAGAAGAACGTCATAAAACTAATTTGTCTTTTTATAAGTAACGAAGTAACGAAGTAACGAAGTAGTTATTGTGTTAATTTACTTACTAGATTGTTAATATCATTGACTATTTTAATACGGTATGTACATTTAGGGTTAATAATCTGACACATATCTTGAATGGTAAACCAACCAATTTTGCGAATTTCCTTATTCTGTTCAATATGATTAGGATTATAGTAGATTAACCGATCATGGTTGGTTAATTCCGCTACATAGTAGTTATTGCAATATTTGACATTATTAACACCGTTGAAGATTTCCTGAAATGGTATCACATGTAGAAATAATTTGAAGTCTGTTATATGTAGCGATGTTTCTTCACAACATTCTCGTATCGCACATTGTTGATCCGTTTCATTTCCTTCTCTTTTCCCTTTAGGAAATTCCCAATCGGGTTCAGTTTGTGTTGTGGGAATACTTTGAAATAGTGTTCGAAAACTCAGGAATCCAAAACGATCAAATACATTACCATTTTTCAATAAATTAAAGCGATTTTTACATTCCTGATAGTCATTTTGAATTCTCCTCATTTGATCCTCGGTTCCAACCCATTGCCAAATATTTTCCCATAAATAGTCAAAATCATATTGCTGAATATAATTTCTTTCTATCAAGGATACGCTATTGATCAATAAGATTAGATATTGGTAATTAATCTCTTCAGTTTGTACTTCATAATAATGTCCACGTATAATCTCAATATATTCAGGTGTATATTTTCTTTGTATCATCAAATACCTAATAGCATCTGCTGATTTTTTTAAGACAATACACCCATAACTATTGGTTGGTTGTCGGCATGTTTTTGAACAGTGACCCTTTTTCCCACAATTTAGACAGACTATTCTACGGTTCATTTGAAATGTCTTACTATAAGTTTCATTGTATCATATAATTTCAATTTTTATGATGAATCTTATAATCTAAAATATTAGTATAATATATAATATATAATATTATACTAATACTAATATGTCAAAGACAGTTTTTATGTCATATCCAGATTACCAGCAACCTGAGTTTTATCAAGACATCTATTCTAAAAAACAATTTAACGAAACTAAATCATTACCATTTCCTCCAAAAACACATCTGGATAAGTATCTAGAAGACTCTTGTAATCCCAAACAATTCAACCTTCAAAAATACCAGGAATTTGTCAGAAATTTTGTCTCTGGACCAACTAATTATAATGGTTTATTAATGTTTTGGGGGGTCGGTACAGGTAAATGTCTACTACCTGATACAAATGTCTATGTTAATGGTCATTTGGAAAAAATTCAACATTTATGGTCACAAACTACAGATGAACACGTTGTTGAAGATGAGGACCATGGTGAATGGAAAACACTCAGCAAAGATCTATTAATTAATACGTATAATGAGGAATCCCACCAAATCATGGAATTTCCTGTTAAGAGACTATATCGCCAGAGAATTTGTGAGCCGATTCGTCATATCATTTTAAAAAATGGAAGTCGGTTAAGAATGACAACACAACATCATGTATTAACAGAACAGGGATGGACTAATCAATTATCTAATGTTAAATCGGTTTCAATACCTAAGGTTTTAAAGAATGAGACTAATGTTTCTCCAATTGGGTTGGATTTGGCTAAATTTTTAGGATGGCAGATGGCTGTCGCTAGTGAGGACCGTGAGGACCGTGAGGACCGTGAGGACCGTGAGGACCGTGAGGACCGTTCTCAAATGTTGTTCCCTAACTTAGATCATTCAACATGCTATGATTTAGTTGATATATTTGTTAACGTCTGTGATCAATATAAGTTAAATTATTTACCATTTATCATTGAGAAGTGTTATGACAAATACTGTTTAAAAATTCAATCATCTGATTATAAGAATCTACTGAAGAGTTATGGTTACCAGTGGGGAGTCTCATTTATCAACCGATGTATCCCCTCAATAGTCATGCGGGCAGCTTTGACAGAAATCAGGGGGTTCTTGAGAGTCTATTGTGATTGTTGTTTAAGGATTGATACCAATCCTCAACAGCTTCAACTGTTAACGTTATCTCCGTCTCTATTAGAGCAAATATATCATATGTTTAAACAATTTGGAATAGAGATGTCCCGAACCTGTACCAATGGCTATTTAAATGGATTATTAACAGGGTTAGAAATTATTCGTTTTAATGAAGAAATCGGTTTTGAAAACCACTCAAAACATAATCAATTGGTAAACTTGGTTACTCAATTACCTACTATGTCTGCTGTCTTGAACACACAAGACTCCGTTTTAGTAGAGATTGAAAGCACCTTTGAACAGTTATATGAAGGTTATGTCTATGATTTAGAAATTGATCGGTTTCATAATTATATTGCTGATGGTATCATTTGTCATAATACATGTGGTGCACTACAAATCGCTGAAGGACTTAAAGACTCAGTCCATAAACTGGGGAAGAAAATCTATATCATTACAAAGGAGCAATTACAAGGTAATTTCTTAAGAGAATTATACAGTATGGAAAAAGAGAAAAAAGAGATGAAAGGTAGTGCTCGGGGATCATTACAATGTGTTGGTGATACGTATTATATTTCACCTGAAGTTGAACCTGATTTAGAACGCCGTGCAAGGAAAAGTGAACGACTAATTCATCAATATTATGAATTTATAGCAGCCCGTGCGTTTACAAATTATGTTGATGTAACATTGAAGAAAAAACTACCCTATGATGAAGATGGGAACCGGATGACAATTGGTCAATATTTTTCAGATAGTGTTTTTATTATCGATGAAGCACATGGATTGACTGTTTTAGAAGAAAAAGATAACGTTACAACTACTGATTCCGATAAGCATAAGAGTAGGAGACAGATTAAACAATCTGAACGACGCACAATTGATGTTTTTAATGAAATTTTTAAGGATTCAACTGGTATTAAACTTATCTTATTAACCGCAACACCAATGCAAAACATTGCTGAAGATATTATGTTATTATTAGATATGTTGCTCAGGAATGATAAAAGACCTTCTCTCTCTGATCCTGCACCACAATCACTTATTAGAAAATATAAACCCTTATTATCTACTGATAATATATCCAATCTCACTTATAGTAATCTATTATTTCCTACGGATAATGTTGTGAATGAGTCTTTACTTAGTGAATTAGCTAGAGGTTATGTTTCATATGTTCGTGGTGAGGATCCGAGGACTTTTCCTCAAATAGTTGAATTTAAAGGTGATTCAGATCACCCAGGTGTTGAAACATATATTCCTCGTCCTCTCTTTAACGAAGGTGGTCATCCAATTAATGAAATAGATTATATTATGACTTTAAATCTAGTTAAATGCCCTATGAGTGTTTACCAGTTTTCCAATTATTTACGTATCATTGATACCGTTGCTATGAAAGAAACAACAGGTCTACAATTATCTAATATTGTGTTCCCTGAGAGATCAAGTGAAACTCATACTAGATATGGTGATAAAGGGTTTAATGAGTCGTTTATTGAGGATAAATTACAATATGACAGCGGTGGTCGTAAAAGAACAATAACTACTTATAGGTATCGTGAAGGACTTGTTAATGATGAAGGTCAGGGCTTTCTTCATTTATCTCAGATTGGGAAATTTTCAAAAAAGTATGAGACCTATATGAAAAACGTTATTAATAGTAAGGGCATTATTTACACATACACTGAATTTATCAAGAGTAGTGTTTATGTGATTGCTCTAATGTTAGAACAAAACGGATTTATCCGATATAGCCGTGATAAATCTAATAAAAGCTTATTAAGACCAGCATTAAAATCACAAGATCTAAGGTGTGCTATTTGTGGTCTAACCAAAAAAGAACATAATAAGCGACCAGCATGCTCAACTTTTATACAAGCCAAATACGTTCTATACACTGGAGAAGATAAATTAAAGAGTGAATTGGCTGTTATTAATAATGTAGATAATAAAGACGGTAAGAATATTAAGGTTATTATTGGATCTAGGGCTTCTGGTGAGGGTGTTGATTTTAAGATGGTTAGAGAAGTCCATATTATTGATCCATGGCACAATTATACACGATTATATCAAGTTATTGGAAGAGCTGCTCGTCATTGCTCTCATGTTAACTTGAGATTAGATGAGCGTAAGGTTACCGTATTTAAGTATTGTTCGGCATCACCTGAATTCTACGATAAATATTTGAAGCTTTATCAAAAGAATAAAGTTGAATTATCTGATACCGTACCTGAAACTGACTTTACTTATCTGGATTTATTTAAAGAGACTCCAGATGAAGAGGTTTATCGGAGAGTAGAGCGTAAAGATCGCCTTGTTAAGAAGGTTGAACGTGTGTTAAAGCGGGTTGCGGTTGATTGTGCTCTTAATCGCAATATTAATATTTTCAATAATGAATTTAAGAAAGACCAAGATTTTAGCAGAGAGTGTGATTACATGTTATGTGATTACCAATGTGAAGGGTTTGGTCCTAATGGTCCTGATCCGAATATACCAATTAATACGGATACATACAATATATATTTTTCAGAACCTCGGATAAAGAAAATACAACAATACATTATGAACCTTTTCCGCTCTAATTTTGCTATGAAACTAGATAATATTGTTTATGAAGCTGTTAAAGAACACCCTAATATAGAAGAAGAGTTTATATATGAAGCGATTGATCGTATTATTGGGAGATTACCCCAGAAACAACCTATTCCTCTGATTGATCGTTATAACCGTAAAGGTCATTTGATATATTACGACCCATATTATATTTTCCAACCGGATGATCTAGTTGATGAAAAGTCACCACTGTATTATAAGATGACACCCAGAACTATCAAAAAGAGTCATATTAATATAGAAGCACTAGCACTCCCACCTCCTTCTATCTCAACCGTTTCAGATTCCACTACCACAGCCAAGACCAGTACCAAGACCAGTACCAAGACCATTACCAATTCAAAAGAGCAAGCATTGAATGATTCAATTGAGATTAAAATACAAGAATTACTACGACCAAGTAACAAGTATGATATACAATTTCTCTTAGCCCGCAACCAACCATCATTACAAGCGAATATTCTTGAGTACTTAGTGCGTCAAATTCATACTAAACATCAAGATAGATCTCCTAAACGTGAAAATCTATGTAATATTATGGTGGATTACTTTGGAAAATTTCAAAGAATATACACGTACCAGACAAGTGGTCATATAAAATTCATTGGGCATCATATCGATCAAGTTAACAGAAAGTATCTAATAGAGACAAATGAATGGGTTAACATGTCTCAAGCAGATGTCATGACATGGGCAACAAACATAAGACCAATTAGGCTTCATTTTAAGCCTAATATGATTACTTGTGATGTTGACACAACCCCATTGAAAACACACCGTGCACCAATTGTAGGATATATTACGTACGATGGGACGAAACAAGACTTCTTATTTAAGGTGATTGATTATAGTACGCAAGTGATTCAATATCATCGCCGTGATAGTAAAGTTAAATCAAAGAAATCTATTAAAAAAGGTAAGGTTTGTCAAACAACACAACTTACAAAGGAATTACTACCGATCGCTGAACTGTTGAATATCCCTGAGTATCAGGAATTTACAACACGTGATCCACTATGTATCCTTATTGAAAAGAAACTAAGAGAAAAAGATGATACTGATCACAATCTTAAATGGTTTTATTATCCCGATGAGGACCTCCCTAATGAATAAGAAATTTATTAGATTTAAATTATTTATTTTTTTATTTTTTTTTGAAAAAAATAAAAAAATAAATTACAATTTTATTTTTTATTTTTAAGAATTTAATATTTATGTATAGAGTAGATGGGATTATTTACCTCAAAAGTTAAAAAGTGTACCGCTTATATGTGTCAGAATCAGATAACCAATGTAGATAATCTGGATATGTGCCATTTTCATAGTTGTCAATATTATAAATGTAATCCTCGAATGTCATTACATCGTGTGAAATTAAAGCTGTAAATTAGGCCCCGTTCGTGGCATATTAAACGGTAATGTGGGCCCCCTATTCATCTGATTTCCTTGTATCGGCATGGGCATGTTAAAAGGTAACGCGGGTCCCCTGGGACCTCCAGCGCTCCCTCCCCCCATTTGGGGCATACTGAATGGGAGCTGTCTATTCTGCATTTGTTGCGGTTGTTGAGGAGCAACATGGCTAGCAAATGGATTTGGATTATATGTTGGTGCGGTGCTTCCTCCGATACTTCCTCCTCCATTTCCATATGAGTAAGCCTGATTCTGTTGTGGTGGCATATTATCTAAACCACCTATTCTTTTCATTGGGCGTGGAACATCTTTATCACGTTGGTTTCTGATTTCTGATAATCTCTGTTCTAGTTGACTAGAAATATCCTTTTTCATTTCACTAGAATCATCATAAGTCGTGATGTGACTATCCGTTTTAAGATTAGAAAACTGCTGATTCAGAACGCTTTCTTTATCGGTAAATCCATGATTATAATCGCTATTAAAAAATTGGTTATAGTCGCTAGTTTTCATTTCATCACTGATATAAGAATATTTTGAATCATCTTGATTCAATGAACCATAATCGAGTCCGTTTGCTTTCTCTTGAAAATTATTATTTTTTAACCAGCTAACCGCATCTGGTCCATAAATTGGTGTATTAAAACCTGGGACAACTAACACAGGTACTTTATTCAATTGGCGAATTTTTTCAGGAATCCTGATATTTGGATCATTGACACATACTAAAATAAATTGTTTCTTCAAACTTGGATTTTTCTCAAGTTCTTTGAGAAAATCACGACTGTGTTCATCATTAGGGTGAATACTATAAAATAGTAAACTTTTATCCTTAAATGAGGTCATTGAGATAATCTATTATATTATCACTAAAAATAAATTTTTATATATATTAACTCATAATACCAATTATAATGAGTTAATAACAACAAAAAGACAAGGGTTGTCCTCCTTCAACCTGACCAACCCGGTAATCTCATATCCTCGTTTTGTAAACAGTAGTTCAAGTCTCCATCCTTACAGACATAGGTTGTCTTCCAACACCACTTCATAAAACTATCACGATCATTCGGTATAGTTGTTCCAGGCAACGTGACATACTCCCGTTGTGAATTTCTCTTATTCCAGACATCCTCTACATCCTTATATAGATTATAATCAAAATACTTGTCTCTTGCTTCATTGGCTTGATGATCATTATAAGCACACGCTGGAGGGCGGTTCGGATTATCAGTATAATCTGTCAATAAAACATTCATAAACGGGTTCATTGGTGTTGGTAATTGGCATATATCTCCAAGTTCATTGACTTTGATTGGTGTATCTTTCTTGATCGATAGTTCATCTCTAATCTGATCATCAAACTGTTCTTGGTTAGAGGCGTGTTTCTTGGCCTCATTATAATGAATTATGTAAATAATAGCTGATGCTATAATACCAATAAATAACAAGTTATAATTACGGTAAATAATAAATAAAACTATACTTAAGTAAATAAAGAACCGCGTTAGGGCATTGAGTTTTTCGGTATCACTCATATCAGATGTGGGAAAGAATTCTATTAAACGACTAGAATCATATAAAATCTCCATTCGATCGGCCCAAAATGGGTCGTTTATGTGTTTCTTCTGCTCAGAATCATATGTTAATGATGTATTCATATCAACAAATATATCATCTATGTACAAAATAATTTATCATTGTCACTGTCAATTACGGTTTTTACCGAACTTCTTCTTAAGTTTCTCTTTTTTTACTGGTTCTTTATGTATCTTAATCTCATCGGTTTTCTCATGACCGTTAGGACCGTTAGGACCGTTAGGACCGTCAGGGTTTATAATCTGGCTAAACATCTTCTGTACATTATCCATATTATCTAAACCCAATTGTGATAAGTTTTGCTTAAAGTGTTCGGTTAATTCCTGAATATTATGAACAGGAACTGAACCTTCAGGAGCTGGGCCACCTGATTGATCCTTAGAGGATAGTTGTGATGCTAATTTTTGGCTTAGTTCTTCAATATTAGGCATACCTGGAATACCCTTCAATTTCCCAAGAATCTTATCATTCATTTGTTTCGCTTGATTAACCAATTCTTCCTCAGTTAGGTCTTTTTCTTCTAAAACTGAGGATAGTCTCTGACTAACTTTAGCAATGATTTCTTGTAGTTTAGTACTATCTTTACTAAAGAGTGTCTGAATCAATTGGAATGGGTCTCCCATACCACCTAAATCACCCGATAGGTTGACTTCCTTTGCAATTTCTAAAGCAATCTGAGTAATTACATTATCACCATCAAACAGCTCACTTAATTGACTCAAATCGAAACCGCTTGATTTATTCGCTTCAATATCCGCTTGGTTCATCCGCTCTGCATCAGCTTTAATTTTCTTTTCATACACCATGCTCTCAAATAAGTTGTTAATGATCTCATTCTGTTGTTTCATTAGTTCAGCATACTCATCATGTTCTTTCAAAACAAATGATCCAATCAGGTATAATGTCTGTAAATATTTCCAGATGTTCTCCTTAGACCCTTCAGTTAAGTCATCATTTCTCCAAATTTTCTTAAAATCTATCCCTTTCATTAACTGGATTGGTTTCTTTGGATAATAGTCATCCTCTTCACTAAATAATCCCTCATCACATAGTGATAGCTCCTTCTTATATTTTGAAATATATTGAACGAACTCCCCTATAAATTCAACTCTTTTACCCTGGTCAACATATCCACGATAATACTTGTAATATTTAGCAAAAATTCGACTTTCAGAAGGGAGAATTACCTTCATCTTCTGAATAAACTCAACCAAATAGTTATTAAACTGGACCTGATGATGGTTGGTTTGTTCGGAAGAAGGTTCAGATGTGGAACTAGCAGCAACAACACGTGACATGATCGTATATAACACATTATATACGATTATTCCTTATGTATAAATAATAAAAATATTTACAATATTTTTATAGTGATACCTTAGGCTTAGGCTTTTATTTTACCTTCTTGTAAAAGCGCTTGGCGCCTTGTTGATAAAACATTACCTCCCATAATTTTTTCAGATAATAGACAAATAACCTGAACATAGTTCCAAATATTACTCTTAACCGATGGTTGTAATGAAGCCCAAACATCACGGATTTGTGATACAAAGAAAATATCCTTTTGAGTCACTGTATCGGACGTTTCGTCCTGACTAAAAGTCGATTGAGACTGTTCTATTTTAGAAAACTCACCAACAAAGAACGCTTCATCACGTGTTAAAATCTGATCAGCTGCTGCAGTTACACAGTATTGATAGAATAATTCGATAGGTTTACGAACATTAACCTTCTTCAGAGTCATTAATTTATCATAATACTTATACAGTTCAACGATCTCTTTCTTTTTCTCAAATTGGTTTAAAATGATCATCAATTTCTCCTTAAAGTCATCAACCTGCTTATAAAATAAACCGATACTAGTCACTGGTTGTTGGTTTCGTGATGACATTATAATTATAATTATAATTATATATTTTTCCTTAAATATGTTTAGATATTAGGTGAGAACTGTTAAATTTAGAGTACGATTCTTAGGTTTTGCTCTTAATAAAGGTTTAATGACTCTATTAATAAATTTCATAATTAAAGGAGACTTAAAAGAACTACTATTTGGATAATTGGATATATATCGTGATATATCATTATCCGTGACACCTGTCGTAATTAAGGATTCATCAATCTTGATAACATCCTCAATATCCTGTTCTAACTTTAATTTACGGAATGCCCCCAGATATTCCATTAATGAATACTCTTCCAAAATTGGAGGAATAATTTCTAACATCACGATTCCTAAGGACCAATAATCCGTTTTAATATAACCTTGTAATGAAGACGGGATACGACCCACAAATAACTCTGGTGCCATGTAAAGTGCTGATCCAAGTGAATCTGGTTTATTACAGTCTTCCTTATAGCAAGCCAACCCAAAATCGATAAACTTAATATCCATATTAGATATGTTATACATAATATTCTCTGGTTTAATGTCTCGGTGTGCGATTTCCATTGAATGTATTAATTGTAATCCACGACACATATTCATTAATAATCGGTATAATTGCCAATCTAGAATATCTTTTTGTGTCTCAATGATCTGATCTAACCCTTGATAATTCTCTAGATATTCTGTCACAATGTAAAAATTTTTCGGAGTCTCCATAAAATCTAGATAACATAGAATACCTTGGTTACATACGGATTGAACGGCACTTAATATTTTAACTTCTGATAGGATTTTTTCCGTATTGTCTGCACCTCTTCGATCCTTCTTGGAAATTTTCTTAATAACACTCGTTTGATTCCTATCTTCATCATATGCTCGGAACACTTGACCAAAAGAACCACTACCGATTTCTTCTAAATTTTTATAATGACCTGGTACTTGCTCATCCATTACTAATAAATATTTAAGCTATACATTTAAGTGATAAAAATAAAATTTTCTCATCTCTATAATATATAAGATGTCACTCACAACTCCAAAACCTATTCAATTAAACCAATCAAAAAATTTCGATTGGGGGCTTGATGGAAGATTAAGGCAAGACCCCTCATTCATTAAAACCGATGAACAACAGAGCCGCAGAATCGGTAACTATCAACTATCAGGATTTGACCCTTCTACTCAAGATTATAGTAATACAATGGATAGCCGTATGCATTTTCAGAAAGTATACCCTGATCAAAGTCATACGGTTGATGATGAAAGCGCTTTGATTCACTCTGAACTCAGTAACTTAAGAGGCCCACAACAACTATATACAAGACCGTATGCAGGCTTCTTTTGTGGTCCAGGAATGCCATCTTTAAATCATAAGGATACAGAATCATCATTACTACAAGGTCAATTAACTAATCTTCGTGAAAAACCATGTCAAACATGCCGGGATAAGACAATGTATAGGTATTCTTGTTTACCTGATTATGGAAATCCTCAACGTGTTGAAGTTATTATTCCACCACCACCACGACAGGGTGGATGGTACCGCAATGGTAATAATACACGAGATTTCGTTAGGAGAGTTGATTATAAGCGCCGTTGTGATAACCAGTTAAATAGTCAAATGATTCAAAATAATAATTTGTAAACGTTCAAAATACACAGAATTAGAAAATTTTAAATTTGTATATATAGATATATATATACAAATGAGTTGGAATAGATCACGTTATGACAAATGTGCTTATCAGAAGGAAATAAGCCAAAGTACATCACCGTTTCAGTGGGCCATGGATACCACTAAATTTTACAACTGTCACGAGTGCCGTTCTAAATTAGGTTTAGTAGCTGGTAATAATGTATCAGTAACAAAGAATAATATGGTTGATTTAGAAAGTGATTTGTTTGGGATTACCAGACAGAATAGTTTATGTCCAGAAAGGAAGTTTATTCCCCATTGTCACCAATGTAGTGAAATGAGTGGAATACCGTGTAAAGGTGAAGCGTGCCAAAATGTTAACTCTCTAAGACACCTCCCTGAGTGCCAAAATTCAATTGTTCAATATGCCCCCAGAATTGACCATGTTGGATATCATCTAGAATATCCCAAATGTGCAGAACAAAAAGGGATGAAATATCCGCCACAATTTAATCCAATTAAGTATCAATAAATTTTTTAATTAATTATTATCTATAACATAAATATAATATAGATAGTTAATGACTCAACCATTCGAGAAAATGCCTCAATTTGGTCACAATTGGACCAGAGCTAGTAATGATCAGAATAATATTAACCTTGATTTACAACAATCAACTGCCGCATTAGGGTTCACATTGGATCCCGTTTATGCAGAAAAATGTCCACCATGTCTCCCAACAGAGGTTGGATGGTTAGGTAAACAAGGAGTTAGTTATGATAACAGTAAGCCTTTGGTTGATACTGAATCAGACTTATTTAATGTCGGTCGTATTTTAACAAAGGATCCCAGTTATAAATTCCAACCATGTCAAAAGAAGAAATGTATCGGGTTAGTCAATGGATGTGAAGAATGCCAACCCCCACTTGCTCATTTACCAGAATGTGTGATTAAGAATGAATCAACACTTCTAAGTAATCCCAAGTCAACATTTAGGGAAACGGGTGTCAATCGGTTCCAACCAATCTGTTTAAATCCACAGGATCGCACACGGTGGGAACACCCTGGTGAAATAGGAATTAACTATCGTATGATAGTTAAAGATAATCATGTCCCTTGCATCCCTCATCCTGTGAGTCAAACAGCGGCTTTACCTAAAGGTGGTAAACTACCATGTAGTAATTATCAAACCTCATGTGTCCCACCCATTGCTGCTTTAAATAGTTACCGTCAGAGATCTGATAAGATGCCACTTAACCGCTATACATAAGTCATTCCTCTACAAACTTTTACGATTGTAAATTAAGAAATTAGATATTTAATGTAATCTTTTGTTAAGGTTCAGTTATTTTTTCTGATAATAATTATATAGTTAATATATAATTATTATGGATATACCTGTTTATCTCGGTTTAGGACTAATGGCTAGTGGATATCTTCTCAATCGGGAAGGTAAACAAGCTAGAAAAAAATTAAAACCAAGTACAATAAAAAAAGATAGTGAATTAGAAAATAAAAAATCTGGAGGAAATAATATTTATGATAGTGGTTACTTTCAGAAAGTAAGGGAAATTGAAGACGATCATGTTATTCCTAACTTTGAAAAAAGTTTCGATCCTATTAATACGAATGTTATACCACATTATTTTAATACTCTTAGTGAAACCCAAACTAAAAGAGTCAAAAACCCTAAATACAATAAAAATGTTTTTAATAAAGAACTAGTAAAAGTCATGGATGTCATTCCTATTGAGTTATCTAAATTGGAAGCCACCCCAAATGATTTAACGATTTTAAATCAAGATGCTCAATTAGAAACAGGTGGAACAACTGGTACTCTACCTAATGGACTGTATGCTGAAACCGAACTAAATAAGGGATGGAGTCATTTAGTTAGTCACCCAACCGCTGACCGTGGAGATGGTAATCGAGATGGGCCTCCCATGACGCATAATAATATGGTACCGTTCTTTGGTGGTTCAGTGCGTCAAAATATGGATATTAACAATCGGATGATGGCCGATAAAGTAGAAACCTTTACAGGACAATTTAAATTAGATCAAAATCACAAAACAGAGGTTTCTCCTATGTTCGCACCTGTTCAACAGAATCTAGATCAAATTGTCTCACCACGTGAATTAGACCGATTCGCTACCAGTACACAAATTCGTCATAATGAACTACCCTTTGAGCAAATCCAAGTAGGACCTGGATTAAATGATGGATATACTGCTCGGCCCAGTGGAGGATTTCATAACCCTCTCCGCGTGTTACCCAAAACAATTGACCAATTGTTAGTCAATCCTAAAGTGACCAAGGAAGGGCGTGTGATCCGCGGTAAAGACCTAATTGATCAGAGAACTTCTGAAATGCAACAATACAAATATAAACCAGAACTACTCGTAACCAACTTCAATGGAGAAAGAAACTTCACAACCACTGGTGTTAAAATAAAACCTACGGTTCGTTCTAAAATAGTTAATCGACCCACTGATCGACAAACATCACGGCAAGTAATTGGCATCGCAACAGAACAAGGCGGTTCTAAAAATGTGAGTGCTAAGTTGATGCCTAAAGTCAAAAGAGCACGTAAACCAAACTTTAAGAATACTCCGTTTCGTAATGCGGTTAGTACAGAAGGATCAAAATCAAATAACAACAAACAACAAAAGAGTTTTGAAAATCGTAATAACGAAAGAAGTACCACACAAGTTAATTATGGAAAAGAAGGACACTCTTTTACTAACTGTAAGTTTGATGTTATCAAAGGACAGGTTTATCAACAAGATAATGCTAAGAAGACACGAAATGAAACCTATGTGGTTGCTTCTAATCCATGTGGTTATGTGAATGTTGTCACACAGAAAGGGGTTGTTTATGACCCTAATAATCTAGCCAAAACAACCATACGTGAAACCACTGAAAACCAATCTTACTTAGGTCAGGTCAAGAATGATCAAGGTAAGGGAGTTGTCTATGACCCTAACCACTCCGCAAAAACAACCATACGTGAAACCACAGAAAACCAGTCTTACTTAGGTCAAGTCAAGAATGATCAAGGTAAGAGTGTTGTCTATGATCCTAATAATCTAGCCAAAACAACCATACGTGAAACCACTGAAAATCAGTCTTATTTAGGTCAAGTTAAAAATGATCAGGGTAAGGGTGTAGTCTATGATCCAAATCACCTCGCTAGAACAACCATTAAGGAAACAACTGAATATACTCAATATATCGGTGTTGGTAATACTGCACAAAATATTAAACCAATCATTTATAACCCAGATGATACCGCAAAAACAACCATGAAAGAAACAACTGAACGGGGTGATTACCTTGGAATTGTCGGTTTATCCCAACAAAATAAAGGTATCGTTTATGACCCATTTGATGTCGCTGTGACAACACATCGTGAAACCACTGAAAACAATGATTATTTGATGCCAGTTGAATCATCTAATCTACAGAATGGTATGGGATACCAAACTGCACCAACTGATAATAAAAACACTCAGCGCCAGGGTTATAGTGATACTTATCATGTGGGAGCGGCTGGACAGGCGGATGCACCATCTCAACAACAGCTTTATGATGGTGCATATAATATGACTCAAAGCAACAGTAAAGAGGTTGTAGCTGAAGGGCGAACTCCAACCTTAAGTGGAGTGAAACTAGCGGCTGGTAAAAACTTGGTCAATATGGAAATCAAGAAATTAGATTCTGATAGAGTTAACCAGTATAGTGCCATGCGAACTCCTGTGTGTAACCAACGAACACCTGCCAATTCATGTCAATTAACTAATATGAAAAATAACTTACCAGAAGTCAATACTTATTTTGACCCTTCCGTACTTAAAACATACAAAGATTGCCCGTTAACACAAAGCTTACATTCATGGGCATAGCCCCTATTTTTGAAGTCGTTTATTATTTTCGAAAGATTGTTTCGAAAAATATAAATTTAGGATTAGATGTAGCGTTTAATATTTAAAAAATATTTGAACTTTATAATTATAAGTATTATCTATGTCAGAGTCCTTATTAATAGAGGCAAAAAATACCGCAACCGATAAAATAGTTGATCTATTGTGTCCACATATTCATAACGGTTTGAAAAATATGTATAAGACATCATCTCACATGAATCCAAGAGAATCAATCAAGATGTTTCAAATTTCTCTTGGACGTATACCAGTTCTACCAGAACATATTCTCAAAAGTGACTATCATTTCTTGATTAATGATAGTAAATGTGACGAAAAAGAACTTGTTAAGCTAATCGAGAGTTTATTCATTTGTCATGCAAAACTTAACTTAATTACACAAGGGTACAATTTTAATCGTGATATTAATCTAAAGGACCTTGAAATACCAACTAATATTAACTTTGTTCATCAATGTTATATTAATGCAGCAAGAGAAGTTTATCAAAGTGCAAACCTGTTTTCACATAAATATAACTTAGATCAACAAGCACAGAATCGCGAATTTATTGATCAGAAGATTACTAAAGGGATTCATAAAACCATCAGAGAATTGATTCCACTTAGTACTCTATTAGATAAATATATTCGGCAGAATATCGAACACAGTCAAAAAAAGAAAAAGAAATCTATTAGAAATAAAAAAAATAACTTTGAGGCATTAATGAACCTTCAAATCGATACACAGATTCCAAAACAATTAGAAGTTCAGGATAACAAAATAAGCGGAAGTAACAACAGTAACGTAAGTATTGGTGGAGGTAACTATCAGAAATTAAGTGAAGAAAACCTAACTAAATTGAAAACCGAATCATCTGTTTTGGAACGCTCTGAAAAACAATCGAGAAGGTCTTACCAACCTAGAAAGAAGCCCGTTTTAAAACTGAAAAACCAAGAATATAACATAGTATTAGAAGATACTGAAGATCAACTCATTGATGATCTTCCTCTTATGGAGTTACCTCAAGTTAATGAAGTAGATGATGCTCATGATTCTGATATAGGTATAGATGAACCAATAAACTCAATAACAAGTGAACCTGCAGTTGAACCTGCAGTTGAACCTGCAGTTGAACCTGCAGTTGAACCTACAGTTGAACCTGCAGTTGAACCTACAGTTGAACCTGCAGTTGAACCTACAGTTGAACCTGCAGTTGCGTCAATAGATGCACTAACAACTGAACCAGTAGTTGAGCAAGCAGTTGAACCAGCAATTGAACCAGTAGTTGAACCTGCAGTTGAACCAGTAGTTGAAGTGAAAGTTGAACCGAAAGCTGAACCGATTGTTGAACCAGTAGTTGAAGTGAAGGCTGAACCACAAGTTGAACCAGTAGTTGAACCAGTAGTTGAACCAGTAGTTGAAACACTGATTGAACCAGTAGTTGAACCAGTAGTTGAAACACTGATTGAACCTGTAATCGGCTCGGATAATACAGAAGATAGTGATGAATATGAATATGAGGAAATAGAAATTGATGATAGTGATAACGAAGACGACGAAGACGACGAAGACGACGAAGACGATGAAGACGACGACGACGACGAAGACGACGACGACGACGACGACGACGACGACGACGACGACGACGAAGACGACGACGACGACGAAGAAGACGAAGACGAAGACGAAGACGAAGACGACGGCGACGATGATGATGAAGATGAAGATGAAGAAGACAACTATGAGAAAGATGATAAAGACAATAAAGACAATAAAGAAGAAGATGATAAAAATAAAGACGAAGATAAAGAGAAAAAACATGTCAATAAAGAGATGAAGCAAGTTATTAATCATTTAATTAAGACGTCTCCTGAGAAAAAAATAACACTTAAGATGAAGAAACAAGTAGAAGTAAAAGAACCGATAAAAACAAGTCTGAAGAAGAATTACTTACATGACGATGACGTCGAGAGCGTTGGGACTGAAAGTTCTTATTTGAAATTTACCAATCTTATGAAGAATAAGAAAGAGTCAAAAAAATGAGTTTACATATAGATTTTATTTTTTGTTGATATAGATATAAATAAAAATGCTGTCCTATATTCTTATTGCAATAGGAGTTGCTTTAGTAACAGGGTTATTTCTCTATCTAGATAGTCGCCTGTTTGATAAACCTAAGAAGAAAGCCGTTTATTTTAAAGTGATATTATTGAATGTTACCGTTGTTTTAGCCACGATATATCTACTAGAGTGGTTATCTCCTACAAGTCATGTTAAAGATGTAATCAGCAGTACAGGAGTTCCGAAAATAATGAGTAGCTCACCAACAGTAACCGTTCCACAAATAGGTGAGGAAATGATTGGTGGTGAAGCACCGTTTTAATTTATTTGTGTGCGTATAAAATGATATTAAGATGTATGATAATATAATATACTTTTATTATCATGCAACGTAAGAATAATAAAATAGCATCTGGTGATGTTACGGTTCAACTTAAGAAATTTGATATGAGTATGATTAAGGATGATAAAGTGATCCTTTTTATTGGTAAAAGAAATACAGGTAAATCAGTATTAGTACTGGATTATCTATATGGTCATCAGGGGTATCCAATTGGAACCGTTATTTCCCCAACAGATGATTTTAATTGTACTTATAGGCCACATGTTCCATCAATCTTTATTCATGATGAATACACACCTGAGTTGATGGAACAAATACTGACCAGACAGAAAAATATTTGCCGTAACTGTAAAAGTGACCCTAAATATGCGGGTGTTGATCCACGAACTTTCGTTGTATTAGATGATTGTTTAGCGGATAGTACAGAATGGGTCAAGGATAAGAATATCAGATGGATTTTCATGAATGGTCGCCACGCACACGTAACTTTTATTTTAACTATGCAATATTGTATGGGTATTACCCCTAGTTTAAGAACTAATGTCGACTATATATTCATCTGTAAAGAGCCAAAGATAGGAAATCAAAAGCGTTTATATGAGCATTATGCTGGTATGTTTCCCTGTTTTGATATGTTCAGAGTTGCACTTAACCAATGTACTAAAGATCGTGGATGTTTAGTGATTGATAATTCCTCTAACAGTGATAAACTAGAGGACCAAGTATTTTGGTACCGTGCTAATATAAATAAGCCAGATTGGAACACATTTAAGATGTGTTATCCAATATTTTGGAAAAACAATGACGTCTATTTAGCAGGTAAAGATAAAAAGAAAGATAATGATGTTGATTATAACCAGTTCGCATTAAAGAAAAATCATATTAACTTTAATGTTAAACAGATTGATTCTTAGTGTATTTTCTAATCAATTTTACTTAGAATGATTTATTGATACATATGTATCAATAAATCATTCTAATTGTATCAATATACCAATGAAAAAAAATTCACAAAAGAAAACCAATGTTGATTTTGATTATAATCGTCAAGTTAAACAATTTAATCATGATTATAAACAGGTACCATCAAAAAAGAAACGGTTGAAACAACTGCAACAAAAGTATGTTCATTTATCTAAGAAAAATTTATCTGAACTGAGTAAAGAAGAAATTGATATACGGTATCAAACCAAGATAGAAATTGATGAATTAACTCGAGACATCTCAAATATTGAACAATTGAACGATGTAACAAACTTTTATCTCAAAAATGGAGAACTCCTAATTAATTACTATGAGGATACCTTGGTAAAATCGAGAAAAATCGTTCAAAAATCTATTCCAATCACATCAAATAGCGGTTCAAGGGGTATCGCTCCAAGTATTATACATTTCTTTGGTAAAAAAACAGACAGTAATCATGAGATCACAAAAACTAATTCTCATTGCCGTGCTGATATGTATGAGCAATATTTAGAATACAATGACCCACATTATGTTGGTAATATCGAATATAATCACGATGATTTCTGTAGTAAATGTGGTATTCATCGTGAACTAGTTCAAAGTGAAGCTATGTTAATTTGTCCACAATGTGGAGAAGAGGTTCAGACCGTGATTGAAGCCGATAAACCATCTTATAATGATCCTCCTCATGAGAATATTTATTTTGCTTACAAAAGGATTAATCATTTCAAAGAACAATTAGCTCATTATCAAGCAAAAGAAACAACCAAGATTCCTCCAGAAATTTATGATATGATTTTAATTGAATGTAAAAAGGAGAAACTAAACGATTTAGCAAAACTTAATAAGAAAAAAGTTAAAAAATATTTACGCAAATACATCCATTTAGGATATAACAAGTTCTACGAGAATATCAACCAAATTATATGCCACTTGAACGGTATTCAACCAATATCATTCCCACCTGATGTTGAAGAGAAGTTCTGTAATATGTTCCAGAAAATCCAAGAACCGTTTGAAAAATACTGTCCTCCAGGTAGGACGAATTTCCTATCTTATACGTATGTTATCTACAAGTTTTGTCAACTAGCAGGATATAATGAGTATTTACCATTTTTTAATTTATTAAAATCCAAAGATAAATTACGACAACAAGATAAAATTTGGAAAAAAATTTGCCAAGATTTAGGATGGAATTTTAACCCATCATAGTTATTCTCACAGGTACATAGAGTATTCTTTCATCTTTTTCATATCATTATCACTAGAATGATTTTTACGATGTCCACTGTAGATTTTGAACCCTTCTACAAAATCTTCAGTTGTTAGTATTTTCCGATTCTGATCTTTATCAAGACAGAAAATCCGACGCCCATGATAAATTCTCATGTTGAAAAATAATGTTTCAATATCTCCTCCATAATGGGGAAATGAATCGTAATGTTCTTTGAAGAATTGTCCCAGTTGAACACTAGGAGAAACCTCCCAACCAAACTCTTTGACTTTTAACATAAATATTGCCATTAACTCATCTGGAGTGTACTTATCAATCACATATTTAAAAGTAAATCTCCTACGGAGACCATCATTAAAAGCGAAGAAATTCTTCTCTAATGAATCAGTATAACCGGCAATAATACATAAGAATTTATGCTTATTATCAGATAAGTTTTGATTTAATGTATCTAAACACTCCTTTGAAAATGAGTCTCTACCTTCATTATCACCTAGAGCATAGGCTTCATCAATAAACATAACACCACCATCACACGAATTGATCACATCTTGGCATTTAGCCGCTGTGTGACCAAGGTAACGACCGATTAAATCAGACCTTTTGACCACTTTAAAGATGTTCTTATCAAGGATACCCATGGTTTGATAAACCTCACCTAAAATACGACCAACTTCGGTTTTACCAGAACCTGGGGGGCCTTCAATGACAGTGTGCATCATATCTTCTGAACCAGACTGTAACCCAGATAAGAAATAGACAATCTGATTGACGATATTTTCCTTAATTTTCTGCAAACCAATCATACGGTCTAGTTTCTGTAGAGGTTTCCGAAGTAAATGTAACCGTTTTAAGTTGATACCCATATAAGTTTGGCGCCGTTTACAATGATATAATTTTCCAAGTCTAATCAGGTCCTTTATATCCTTAATCTGAGTAATTGCTTGCAGCTGAATGGTTAGTGAATCAACCTCACAATTGGATAACTCCTCATGATCACAATCCGATTTATCACAATCTATTTCTTGTTCACGCATGTAATCTTCATAATCTTCAATGGATCCTTCGTCATCGTCACCATCATCACCATTGATTGAATCGGTTGTATTTTTTATATTGGGTGGTGGACAGAAAAATATAATTTGATCAATTGGAAGTGGAGGAGGATGCCTTGTATTCGTAGGATCATGGGACCTTGAACGCTTTCTAGAATTAGTAGATGGGTTAGGTGGGTTCGGTGGTTCATTTGAGAGTGATGTTTCACTCATCATAGCCGCTAAATTATTTAGTTTAAGTCTTTTATAAGGAGGATTCATATTGAATTATTATATTATATGTTATGTATTGATATGATCTTGTAGGTTTCATACAAGAATTTGAAAAAAATTATTCAATTTTTTTCAAATTTAACGAATATTAATATCCTTAATTATTAATTTAATTATTTAATTATTTAATTACGATTTGTAAATTAAATATTTACAGTGGAGGAATACCTGGGAGTGTCGTGTTACCCATGGGGACACCACCGAAACCGACTGTTGATGCACCGATTGCGAACCCGCTTCCCTGGCGAGCAGCTACTCCAACAGCTGGGGCATAGAGATCAAGTACTGCGAAAACTGCTGCGGCAGTCAGAGCAATCA